AAGTTGCTCCTTATATTGTTCATCATTTTCATACATATATAACAAATATTAATTATTTCTTATGTTATATTATAATTAAAGAATAAATATGGGAGGCGGAGGAGGTCCTGGACGTGATATACCTGAACAAGTCATTAAAGATACATTAAATAATGGCGAAGACTTTACTTTAGCGGAAATGAAACAACCTATCTAACCAAAATTTTAATAATTCCAGAAGGAAGAACTTTAACTAACAACGGAACTATTGATTTAGGAGAAGCTGGTTTGGAAATACAAGGTAGTTTAATTAATAATGGAACTATAACTAATCAAGAGGCACGTATAAGTATTACAAAAAATGGTAATGTTGTAAATGGTGGGAATATTAATTTAGACGGAAAAATTTCAATAAGTACAATAAATACTACTGTTACATTTATCAAAATCCAAAACATCGGTCAAATTAAAGCATCGCGATTTGAAGTTGTAGGTAATGACCCTAATATATCAACAACAATATCATTAGATGCTAGTTCGAATTTCATTATAACAGAAAGTATAATAAATAAGGCAGTTGGGGAATTTAATATTATTGGTAAAACTCCAGGCATGAGCAAAACTCCACTTTCTAGTTCACTCATAGAAACACATTCTCCTACTAATTTTAAAAATATACAAATCCAAACTGAAGAGATGAAAGCAACCGATACATTAACACTTGAAAATACATTAATAGTGTCGACCGGTATTATTAGACAAGAAAAATCACTAATAATTGAAAATGGAAGTAATATAGAGTGTCAAGGGGATGGCTTATTTGGTCTTGATGGTGAAGCAAGCGAAGTTAATATTGATACAGATTCCCAGTTAATAATTTTGGGAACTACTGTGATTATAAGTAATATTATAAATGAAGGTATCGTGACAATTGAATCTGGAAAAGTTTTACTGCTTAAGAATAATACATTTAATAATACTGGAAAAATTATAAATTATGGAAAATTAAGACAATTTACTGATACAAATTCTTCAATTGAAGCTAAATCTTTTGGAAAAATTATCACAACTGGAACAGTTACTGGGTTGAACTTAAAAAATCAGCAAATTACCACAGATGGTGATGGAATTGTTATTGCAGGCACTAAAACGATTGAATGGGATGCGAATTATAATCCTGGCACTGGAGATGAAGATTTCAAAGTTAAACGATCTACGGCAGATCCCACCAAATTTGAAATTGAATTTGTTGAATTTTATGTAACATTTTTTAAGGATAATATTAAAGTTTACTTACCTAATGGTGATCAACCATACACAAATGCTAATAATCCAGGATTCACAATTAACACATGGTATAAACAGCATGATGGAGTTGGTAGTGAACCAATTGTATTCGGAATTCAGGCTTAATGCAATCAACGATCCAAATTAATAACAAATCTCTGTTGAGCCATGATGATTATTATTTATTTTTTATAAATTTAAAAACTAAATAAGTAAATTTATTTAATTGATGACCGAAAAAATGGAACTACATCCAGAAATTAATGAAAAACTAGAAAAATTCTTAAAAAATAATAATGTCCCACATCTCCTCTTTTATGGACCTCATGGTTCAGGAAAAAAAACAATTGTTCATGACTATATAAACAAAATTTTTCCCAAATCTGAAGAGAGAAGACAAAATGTAATGAAAATTAATTGTGCTTTAGGAAAAGGTATTCAATTTATACGAGATGAAATAAAACAATTTGCTAAAAGTCATGTTTACTCGGAAAACAAATTTAAAATTATTATGCTTTATAATGCCGACAGATTAACCGTTGATGCACAATCAGCTTTACGTAGATGTATTGAAGTATTTTCAAAAACAACCCGGTTTTTTGTTATTGTTGAAAGTAAAAAGCAACTTTTAAGACCTATTTTATCAAGATTTTGTGATATTTATGTTTATTTTCCTTTAATTGAAGGAAAGGCTCAAAATTTGCATACTTATTTTAAAAAAATTAAAAGAAAATCACAAGAAAATTATGATAAATTTATTAAAAACAAAGCAGCTCAGTTAAATCGTATACTAATGAAATGTGGAGAAGAAAAAACTAATTTATTTAAAGTTACCGATGATTTATATGATAAAGGTTATAATTCTTATGATCTAATGGAATATTATAAAACCACAACAGAGATAAAAATTTACTACTATTCAATTAAATCTTATTATAAAAGTGAAAAATTATTAATGGTTTATTTATTATATTTAATATTTCGTATGAAAGATAATTTAGAAATATTTGAATTAATTTAATACATAACAGATGGACGACTACAATTTATCAAGTCTTCAAGAATCCAACAACGAATGGGTATCCCGACTGATTTCTATCCTTTCACCATGTATAATTAACGGATGTAATTCTATTTATAAGGAAGCTTACCAGCTTTGCATCGATAATGAGGAAGAGGATAAATATTTAATGACATTTCAAAATTTTCTAAGCCGAATTCCACAGTGGAACAGCGATATTATTTCAACTGAAGTTGAAAAAATAAGAGAAAGCAGTGGATGTGATTATTTAGAAGATTTAATGACATGTGTTCATGTTATTCAACTGAAAGCGCTTACTTGTATTCGAGTTGGAATGGAACACAGAGCAATTGATATTGAAATTCCCAAGTTAGATAATTTTATTCATAAAGTTTACATTTTATTAGCAAGAAAACTTTACACAAATGTTTATCTCTACGAAGAAAATATACCTCCATTAGATCAGCAAAGAAATAATAGAGAATTAGAAATAATGGTTAGAGAATGTATTTTAGAGGCGGTGAGAGAAAGTATTCCAATTGAATCTATTTTAAAAGCTTATTTGGATAAAACTGTTGAAGAAAACGTGGAGACTGTAGTGACTACTATTAGTGAACCAACTCCTACACAAGATACAGAGCCATCTGCCGACATTAACGCAGAATCTGATAAACAAGCAGAAGCTCCAACTGCATCAAGTGATACAGAATCTTCTCAATTAGTCTCGACTGAAACACCAACAGAGCCTGAGAAGACAATAGAACAAAATACAGAAAATATGCGAAATGTTACATCTCCCGAAGTTTCAAAACAACTAACATTTTCAAATATTGACCAAGCTCAAGGTGTGGATAAAGTCGTTGAAAATGTGCATGCTCCCAAAGATGTGACAACTTTAGAAAGAATTAGCGATGAAAACCATGCTCGCAGGTTATTAGAAGAGGAAGCAGGGGATGATGATATGGAAGATAGCATTAATATATCAAATGAAGATGCAAATATACAATTAGAAATTGAAACCTTATAAGGAATTTCGTATAATTTATTAATAATTGTTGCTTGTATATTAAAATGCAAGCAGCAGTTATATTTGGATTAATTGTAGCAATTATTTATTTTCTATCAAATCTAGGTTTAAATCGCTTTACGGAGGATAACAGTTGTAGATCGCTAAAGGTAATTTTCCGTAATTCCTGTATAGTATTTATTTCCGTTTTATCAGCAAATTTTTTAATTGATTTTTTAGGATTTGCAGGTGTTTCAGTTTCTCAAAAAGGGGGATCAGCAACAGCTGCTTTCACAACTAAGCCAGAGTTTTAAAGAGTTAAATCTGGTATTTCATCAATATTCATAACCATATGCATTTTTTTCTTAATATTTTTTCGTGGCACTAAATATTGAGTAAATAATTTCCGTGATAATTGGTCTTTCGGAATTGCATTATGCACAGTTCGAGAAATCATCTTATATAATTTAAAATCTTCATATCTCTCATCTCCATTTTTTTTATATAAAATATTTCTCTCTTTATCATCTTTTAACCACTCCTCAATTAAATTTTTAATTTCATCAAGATCATTTTCTTCATCAAAAAAATCATATAATGAACAAGCTAATCTACATAAATCAAAGCTGAAATTTGGAGGAACAATTTGTTTATTTGGATTTAAATACGGCTCACAGTTATATTGAGTTGAAGCATCACCCTTTTCACTAAAACTATCACTAAAAATAACTCTTCCTTTATATTTATAAATAGCTCTCCCAAAATCTATGATTTTCCAAATTTTTCCATATGTTGGAACCTTATAATAAGATTCATTATATCTATAATATAAATATTCTTTTTCAGTTGGAACATACATAACATTTGACGTATGTAGGTCATTATGAATGAAATACAATTTTTCTTGAAGAGTAATTAATGACATGATAATCTGCATTAAAATAGCAGACCACTCTTTCTCTCCCATATCATTACTTAACATATATTCATCTAACGTTTCACTACAAGCTTCTAAAAAGACTAAATTTGTTGGCAATTCTTCAACATAAGCATAAATAGGTTCATCTTCCTCATCATATGAATAAATAGAGTTACTTCTTGATGAATTATTTGAATCTATAAAGTCCTCATCATCTGATTCTAATTCATAATCTGATTCTTCGAAATCATCATCATTTTCTTCTGTAGTAATTGAACTTCTCGAAGAACATGTTGCTGAATTAGATCCAGTATGACAACTACTAGATTTATTATTATTTTGAGTTGACGTATAGACAATCTCTTCATCGTTTAGTAAATCCAAATTATATGAATCCAAGTAATTTGATTGATCTTGGTCTAAATTTAACTCATCGATCTCTAATTCAAATACATCATTATCAAAATCAATATTTATTTTTTTTTTATATTTACAGGATTGCGATGGTTGAAATTGTTCATAAAGACTTTCACTAATATTAAATTTATCCTTATTCTCTAAAAAATACTCAGACTCAAATAAATACTCTAAATCATCAGCAATATCTACTCTAAAATTTTTCTTTATAGCAAGACAAGACCCATAACAATCTAAACCATGTATAAAATTAAATTGATGTAAAAGAGTGGATGTAATATATGAAAAAAAACTATCTACATAAGCAGAATTATTTTTATCACCAAAAATGTGGTCCGCACAATCATAATTAGGTAGAGAAAAGTCAGAATATTTGGATTTTCCTGTTAAAATTTTTATTGGGTCACTCAAAGGACAAAATTTTGCAAAAATAGGTATTTTTTCATTTTTTTCTGTTAATCCTATAAATCCGTTATAAGATTCAGTATGTTTTTCAATTTGACATATCTTTACTGAATAATTAAGAATATGATTATCATAATTATCTAAAAATTGTTTATAAATTGGTATAAATTGTTGTAGGTGGATTAAATTCTCATCCTTAATTAAAATTTCTCGTTGCTCAAACATTAACTCTTTAGTATACAATCTTTTTTTACTTTAAACTTATTTATGTATTGATTTTTGTTCGTTGAAATATATAATATAATTTCTTTTTGTAATCTAAGTTTTAGTATGACTCTTGAATTAAAGAAATTTGACATGAAAAATATTCGTTTTGATCCAACAAAAAATGCAGGTCCAGTAATTGTATTAATTGGAAGACGTGATACAGGAAAATCGTTCTTAGTAAGAGATTTATTATATTATCATCAAAATATACCTATTGGCACAGTTATTTCTGGAACTGAAGCAGGAAACGGATTTTATTCAAGTCATGTCCCTAAACTCTTTATTCACGATGAATATAATTCAGCCATAGTAGAAAATATATTAAAAAGACAAAAAGCTGTTTTAAAACAAATGAAAAAGGAAGAGGAAGCTTACAAACGTCGTTCAAACATAGACCCTAGAGCATTTGTAATTTTAGATGATTGTCTTTTTGATTCAACATGGACAAAAGATAAGATGATGAGGATGTTATTTATGAATGGTCGTCACTGGAAAATTATGCTTATTATCACTATGCAGTATCCTTTAGGTATTCCACCTAATTTGAGAACTAATATTGATTATGTATTTATCCTCCGAGAACCGTATATCAATAACAGAAAGAAAATCTGGGAAAATTATGCCGGTATGTTTCCAAATTTTGAATCCTTTGCACAGGTCATGGACCAGTGCACCGAAAACTATGAATGTTTGGTAATTGACAATAATTCTAAATCAAATAAACTTCAAGACCAAGTATTCTGGTATAAAGCAGCAAAACATGGCGACTTTAAATTAGGTTCTAAAGAATTTTGGGAATTATCTAAAAATATTGTTTCAGATGACGAAGATGACGAACCTTATAATCCAGATAAGGGTCGTAAAAAAAATATGCAAAAAATAAATGTTCGTAAATCAAAGTGGTAAAAATATTACTATTTTGGAAATGGCTTGGGCCAAACTAATGTTTTACTTCTTAACACATCTAAAGGTATTTTTGATGCATCAGCAGTTCGCTTGGCAAATGCTAAATTTCTAAATTTATCATCTAATGGTGTCTTCCCTTGGCTAAGTAAAAATTCTTTTGCCTTTTCATTATCCATCCTATTTTCGTAGACATAAGCTTCCTTAGGTATTCCTTCTCGGGGTGGAGTATCCTTATCTAAATTTGAACAAAAATCAACTCCCGCTTCACAATAACCTAATGCTGGATGTTCTGCCAATATTTCACATTCCCTATCTGTCACATAACGAAGACATGAAGGTCTGTCTCCTTCAGGTAAAGTGCAAAATTCTTCCGGTCTAAATTCTTTTCTCTCTATATCAGGAGTCTCTGGTATTTTACTTAAATAAGTAATACGAAATTCTTTTGGTAGCACTTGTTTCATATAATCTAATACTACCTCGGTCTCATAATAATATCTTGTTTCATCAATTAATTTTTTAGAGGGATCCGTTTTACTTGTTTCGCGATAAGATATAGTTGGATATAAAAGTTTTAACATATGTATAAAAAACAGAGAACTAACACATGAATAGGTTACCACATTTCCTCTTCTAAAAAGTTCCCCAGAAGCTATCACTTGGGATGTTTCATCAATACCCAACAACAAACACATATGCTTTGTTCCTATTTCGGGCGTTTGAAAAGGAGTTAATGCAATTTTAGGTTTTCCACCTCCTGCCATATCACGAAAAATAATAAATTGATATAAAAGATTTTCTTCAATTGTGCTATGAAATTTAATTAAGTCACACGATGCGATTTCATTTCTATCTTCACTATCTTCTACCACCATAACA